AACATATTGCAGCGCATACAGGGAAATTGAAGTCCGAAGGCGATCCGGCGGGGCTGCTCTTGCCGCACATCAACAAACATGCCCAGCAGGCGATGGTCAAAGTCGCGGCGCAGAAGATGGCGCTATCGGGCGGCGGGCAGCAAAAAGGCCAAGGCCAGCCGAACCAAACGCCGCCGGGCGCCCAGCCGCGAGGACCGCAAGGCGTTCAACAACCCGCCGGAGCGATCCCACAAGATCAAATGAAGGACGCCTCTGTGATGCCGCGTAAGGAGGCTATGCAATGACAAAGATACCGCTCCTCACAAATACTGATCCTAACTCGCTGTCATCAACGTTGAATATGCTCGTCAATCAGATCAATGCGGATATAGCGCAGACGGGGGGAGGTATAGGCAGTTCGGCGGCATATACCGTGGCGGCCTTCTTGACGGCTGGGCAGATCGTATCTGGCGTGGCCATGGCGTTTCCGCTCGGCATGTTTGGTACGGTGGACATTACGGGGCAAACAGTTTGCACGGCATGTACGGCAGCGCACGCTACTGGGATGATTATCTCATACCCGCCAGGGCAGATACTCATACCAACAGGGCTTACCATGTCTTCCGGTGGTATAGTAGGGGCTGGTATAACAACACTATATAATCTTCCCGGTACACCTACAGGGGTCGTGCCTACAGGATTGCCAGGGTCAACTGTGCTTTTGGTAAACGACACGACTTCTGGGAATACGATACAATATAACGCAAACCCATATCTTGGCAGTTTCACTTTTAAAAACTTCTCTATGTGCATGGCGCCAGGATATAACAAGCCAGGCGGGTACATGCTGGCTATAGGGCAGAGCGGCACGGCGTCGTCCATAGGACAAGGCGGCGTTATGGATAGCGTCACATTCCTGACGAATACCAATTCAGGTATTGCTGCTCTATCATCTACAGTAAATTATTTGTCGATGCAGAATTGCGGCACATGGCATATAAGCAATTGTGATTTTGGGGCTTATTCTGGCGCGGCTATAACAGTCAGCAATTTCACGTCTTATGATGACGGTGACAGCACAATCTCAGAGTGCCAATTCGATGCCAATGGAACGGCAGGCGTGGCAGTGCTACAACAGAGTTCCGGAGGCCTTAAGCTCATTGGCTGTAAGATGAACGGCGGCGCGTCTGGGTATCAGTGGAACCAAGGAGCTTCTGTTAACTCGGCCATAAGCACCACCATATTATTGATCTCGGCTTGTTCAATGGAGAATATGTCTGGGCCGAACATACAATTTAAAAACACACAGAATAACGGATCTTCATTCGGCAAAATATCGATCACAGGTAATCAGTTAGACCTAGCCCCTTGCATGATAGATTTTGAACCTATTACTGGTTCACCAGCTAACTCGGCTTTTTGGTTTGATGTTGTGATAAGCGGCAACACAATGAACCAAACTGCACAGTCGTCAGCTTACAACAACAGTATGATAAATCTCAATACAGTCAGCACGTGCATGATTAGTGGTAACATCGGCAACTGCTCCAATCAAGTAAACTATTTTGCTTTTGTAGCTAGCACCTGTATAACAGGGGCAGGCACTATTGGCTATAACAATGTCACGCAGCCGGTGACTGCGGCAGTACAGAATAATGCGACATGGACCATACATTAAGGCCGCGTAGATAGGAACAGTAATGCCGATACCGTTAATCACTCATACATCGCCTAATGATCTAGTAGGCAAGATGAATGAATTAATATTATTGAACCTGGAAAGGATAGTACATGTCCATTAACCTGACTAACTTCGTAGGGCCAAATGAGGTAACGTCTTGGTATGATCAGCTCATAGGACAAATCAATGCAACCCAAAACCCTCCGGTAGGGTATACAGCATTTGGTAATACAGGGTCCATTGTATTGCCTGCGCCTCAAATATGCACAGGACGCAATATGTCTTATGTCAATATGCTCGGCACGCTAACAGCCAATGCGACGCTTACGACAGACACGGCGGCCAATATTATCGCATTCCTTCAAGGCCTGTTTGGGCCGAATGTGACGCTGCCGGGCACGACGTGGTCAATGCGTATTTCCAACGCAAGCGCGGGAGCCTTTTCATGGACGCTGGCGGGAGGCGCGGGAGTTACGGTCAATAGTATGGGCGGTGACGCAGTTTCTCTTGCGATCGCACAGAACACCTGGCGGGATTTTGTGGTTTCCGTTCAGACCGCCACGACAATTCTCATGGTATCCATGGGCACAGGCATTGTATCATAAGAGGGCCTCATGGCTTTAGCATCCTTCAGCCCGACCGCCAGCATCACTCTTTCAGCGGGCAAAACATCCACCGCCGTCGCGATCCCCACAACAGGGTCGCCGACGACAGCGGTAATTACGAATATCCGTGCTCCAGGAAACGAAACTGGTAATGTCGGTTTCGTTCAAATGGGAACCTCAAATTCAGTTCAGGCATCTGACCTGACTTCATATGCGGTTTTGGCCGGCCAAGCGGTAGTCTTGACCATTGGTAGTAATACTTATATAGCGGCAGTCACGATGTTTGGTGAGACTCAATTGAATATTACCGTAGGGACATAGCTGTGCCATTTGTTAAACCATCTCCAGATGATCACGACATGCTCATTACTATTGTCCGGGATGTATCGCACATACGAGGGGGTATGGACGAGCTGAAAACGCAGCATGGTAAAATGATAGCTCGGCTTGAAAATCTGGAACGGGAAGTCGCGGAGAAAATATCAAAGATAGAACAACAAGCCATAACCAAGGCGAGCATAACGACTTTGTTCGGGATGACCGTCGGAGCGTCCAGTCTGATCGCCGCGGTGATTAGCTGGTTTCATGGGGGCCTGCCGCGTGGCTAATATACCTCTCTTCATCGACCTTCCTATAACGGAGATGCTTGAGAGGATAAATCAGCTTATCATACAAATAAATAGCCTATTCTATAACGGTATTTATGGCACTGCTACGCAATTTGCGGCCACGACTGTAGGAGGTTTACAACCAGGGGTAGTCAATGGTTCCGTGGCCTATGTAGGGGATGGCCTCAAGATAGGGGAGATCACCTATGCGACAGGCGTACCTGTGTATTATTCCGATGGTATGTGGCGAACGTTCTCGACGGATGCCCCTGTCGTGGCTGGAGTACCTAGTGGCATAGTAGTAACAGGTTCGCAGTTCACTGGATATACTGTGGCAGGGCTCCCGGGGGCTCCGCAGGCAGGTGCTGTGGCCTATGCCACTGACGGCCTTAAAGTAGGAGAGTCCTCAGGAAACGGGACAGGTATACCTGTGTATTATTCTAATGGAGCGTGGCGCACATTCTCTGACGATAGGCCGGTGCCAGTATGATGAAACGTTTGTTTTTATTCCTATTTCTTATGATGGCAGCTTGCCCAGCTTTTGCGCAGGTCAGCCCGCAGACAAATAGTAAGTTTATGGCTACACCTTCCAACGGGACTGGCTATCTTGGGCTGCGAGCTATCACTCCCCTAGATTTCAATAATGGTACAGGAGCTAGCGGCACAACATGCCTAAGCGGTATTTTGACTTGGGTCACTTGCATTGGCGGGCCTAGCACAACGACAGTTGGCGACATCGCAGTATGGAACAACACTGCCGGAACTCTTCTCAAAGACGTTGCCGTTTTACCCTCAGCCAACGGCGGTCTCGGGGTAGCGTCACTTTCTGGACTTATCATAGGCAACGGCCCCAGCGCGGCGACGGCGATCACGCCGGGGTCTGGCGTGGCGACGGCGTTGGCGCAGCCGGTGACGGGGACGGGAGGCATTGTGCTTTCGTCCGGGGCCGATATTACGAGCCTCGTCAGCGGTGGCAACTTTTCCAATTGGACTTCCTACACGGGCAATCAAGACCTCTACAGGTTCGTGATAAACGGCTTCCCCGCTTCTGAGGAGTTCGGGGGCGGCACCGTGCCAATCTCGAGCGGGCTCATGGTGGGGCTGCTACAGCCAAGCAACGCCACGGGGACCGGCAACGCAGACTTGGCTATCGCGGGATATTCCCAAACAAACTCCCTGTCGCAAGGCACGCAGGCGCTAGTTGGGATTGGCGCAACCAATGTAAGCGGCAGCGGCTCATCAACTTTTTCAACATGGGGCAGCGGTTGCGTCGTGACCAATACGCCATCGCAGCCATCAGGCCCGAATACGGGGAACACTAACGGCAATTTATACTGCACTGAGGGCGATACCCAACTTCGCAATACGCCCGGAGGAGGTACGCCTAATGTCGCGACTCGTGGATATTACAATCAAGGCGCTTTCGACGTAGCGTCGTCAAACATTATGAACGGCTTTGAACTTAGTACGGCGGGCGCAGTACCGTGGAAAAATGGTTATGTCGCGGACCCGGGCTCGTTTTCCGTTGCAGCGTTTATCGTCTCATCCGGTGCAGATGGCGGAAGTAACGTAGGGCTTTCGCTAGGTGCCGATGGCGTGTCAGGGACAGCAGGTTCGTACACTATACAGTTTAATTCATTGCTCTCAGGAGTACAGAAACAAGCCTCTATAGGCATAGATGGCGGCGGCGACCTTGTTTTGTCGCCGCAAACCGGTGGGTTAGTCGTCGTGACCGGGGTCGTCAATATGAAATCTACAAGTTCGTGGGGACCGGTGACGGGATGCGGTTCTTTGACGAGTTCTACTAAATGCCTCATCGTGACAGACCCCAACGGAAACTCTATGCAAATTCCGGCTTACGGGACTTACTAGCTAGAGGGAATAACTATTTTGAAACTCGCCATCATCGCCACATCAATGCTTATCGCTTCGGGTGCATTCGCCGCCGAGGTGGATTTCTCGCGTCATATTACCGACCTCGACGGGAAGGACATTCCGTCGTCACAGGCCAAGGATGCCCAGCCGCTCGACCTCGCGATGGTCGCGGGCATAGCGCTGCTGACGGAGCCGCCAACCGAGCGCGGGCAGCCGCCGCAGAATCCTGTTGACAAGCTGGCGCGGTTCAACCTCGCGCTGAAAGTCCATGCTGGTGGCAAGGTCAACTTGTCGTCTGAGGAGACCACGCTGCTAAAGGCTGCCGTCGGCGTGGCCTACCCGCCGCTGGTCGTCGGCCGCGCGGACCAGATTCTCGACCCTCCCGCTCCAACAAAATGATGGCAACCATGCTACGATTTAGCGTTCTATTATGTCTATTATGTCTATGGGCCGGTGTGGCGGCGGCGCAAGTCGCCCCGCAAAACCCTAATCTATTCTTGGCTACGCCGAACACAGGGACCGGCTACCTGGGGCTCAGAGCGATCACCCCACAGGATTTCAACTCGGGGACCGGCGCGAGCGGCTCCACGTGTCTGAGCGGGCTTATGACTTGGATCGCCTGCAACGGCGCATCGGGCATAAACACAGGCGCACAAGGGCAGATAGCTTATTACGCAGCGGCAGGCACAACGCTAAGCCCATTGGCGGCAGGCACGGCGGGGCAGTTCCTGCAATCGAGCGGAGCTGGAGCCGCTCCGGTTTGGGCAACGAGTACAGGATCGTTTTCATACCTATTCGAGCCGCTTGCTTCTCAATTTGGGGCCCTTTAACATGCTTAAAAAATTAATTGCCGCACTGTATATTCTCAGTATAGCAAATTCCTACGCTGCAACATCTCCTAATTCTTTTATTACGCCTCAGACGCCAAACAGAGGTTTTGCTGTTTTAAGTTCTAGTGTGTCTGTTGGAACTTACGTCATTCTTTATACAGCCGGAACAAATGGCTCTCGCTGTTATTCTATTACCATTACAAGTACTGATTCGGTTGCTCATAACGTTGGGCTTCAAATACAAAACTCTGGATCTATTGTTTATCAATTATCTGTTTCAGTGAATCCTTACGCTGGGGAGCCGCCCGTTAGTGGCGGTGGTCCAACGATCCCTTTTATTAGCCCCTCTTTAACGGCGGGGCTCCCAGTCGATCAATACGGTAATCAATATCTCCAGCTTGTAGCTGGAGATACAATTAGAGTAGCAACCACATATACCGCTGTTTCATCCGGTTTATTTATGAATGTGTACGCCATATGTTCAGATTTCTAAACTTTTTTAAACTCGTTATACCTTGTCTTTTATCATTATCAAATCTTGCCATAGCTCAGGTAGATGGAGTTGCGCCTACCCCGTTTTTTGAGTCTCAACAACTTAACCCACTTAATTTTTATAAATTTAGAGTTGGTATCCCAACATTAACGCGTGGTCCTGGCAATGATTTTATAGATGAACCTATTACATTTGTAAATAATTGCGGAACATCTGGGTTGTTTTGTATCTATGGGTCAGGGCAAGTTCCTTGGGAAACAACATCGTCCTCAATGACGTCTGGGTATTCTGGACAAGGAGGATTGCCATCTCAGATTCCTCCGCAATGGTCATCTGGGGAAACTTTTTCAAATGGAAGCTCAACATATTATGGGAATAATGTTTATTCTGTAAGCAGTGGCGGAACAGCAGGTTCAACCCCGCCAACATGCACTAGCGGGTCTTGTTCAGATGGAAACTTAACATGGGTTTATAATCCTAATTTGCGGTGCCAATCTTCATATTCCACAACACCCGCAAGCGTATTTTGTTCATCTTTGAATATTGGACTGCCAAATCCATTAACTCAGATTACAGCCGTGACAGGCCACAACACAGACCAATGTGGTGATTGGGTAAATTCAAGCTATAAAAACCCATATGATGGGTTATGGTATCTTTTAGTACATAATGAAGGTCCATGCGACTATGCAGCGCCTGGAAACGACACTGACGAAAGCATGTCAATGTGGGTTTCTAATTTGGGGGCTAAAGACGGATCACCTTCAACGTGGTCGCCTATGGCTGTTCCTAGTCTTTCATCAGGAACAATAATATCAAGCGACAATCCATTAACGCCTAATTGGATTGTCGGTATTGGTGATTGCACAATGTTCCCAGATGCAATCACTTTCCCGCAATATATGTATATGTTTTGCGGGCATTATTCTGCATCTTCCGTATCTGACTATAAAAATCTTATAGCACGCGCGCCTATCAAAACTTTAGGCCCTGGGAATTGGATGCTTTATAATAATGGCTGTTATTGTACAGCGGCTTTAAACAATCATTTCGATCAAGAATCCCAGCGGCCAAACGCATTTATGTTTGACTGGGTAGGTTCTTATGCTGCAACAATGCCTAGTGTTTTCCCAATAATGACAATGGCATACGGCCATGTCGTGCAACCCGTAAACGATCCCGCATCAGGTGGAGAAAGTATCAATGGGCTAAGTCTTTCAGTTTCTACGAGCCTCACTACCCCGGAATTTAAGACATTGCTGCCCCCGCTACTGAATTTCGATCAGCAAAATTTTACAGGGAGGCCAATAAATTATGATGGGTATTTTTATCAGATATTACGAAATGATGTAGATGGATCATCTGTTTTAAATCCAGGACATTTTAATTTAGCATATATGCTCGTGGCGGCAAATAACGATCTAAATTACAGGTGGGTTGGAATACAAAATGTGACAATGTCAAAAATGACATTGTCTCAGGTTAAATCAGGCGTTCCTCAAGTTGGTATTCAACTTGAAACATGGTCAAATACATCGTCAGGCAACCCAGCCTCAGGTTACTTAAGAACGACTACTTTTAATCCAGCAGCAGCGGATAATCAAAATGGAGGCGATGAATACGGGCAATGGGTTCCGCAATCATCTTTAGGTTACATGATGACTATGTGTCCAAATAGCACATTGGTTAATAAATGTGATGTTAATGCAGCTAAATACGCAAATCAAATAGAAGAATGCGTTTATGCATCAAAAGATGATCATATGTTAGAAATAGATACAAACGGAACTTACGGGTCGTGCAATAGCGGGTGGCAGCACGTAAGAACTGTTGGATGGCTCTATTCTCAGAAGCCTACTGAGTTTCCAACAAATGCAATTTATGCATGTTTTAATTCAACTGGGCAATACCATGTTTCCATCGCTAACGATAGCAATTGTGGCGGTCTTGGATTGGGGTCTTTTCTAGGATACGCACTTATTAATTAAAGGCCGTAGAGGGATCATGAAACCAACACAGAGGCAGCTTACGTGTGACGCGCTCTTTCAGGCGCAGGGGTACGCGCCTTCCGGCTCGGCGGCAATTGTCGGCAATTTTACGGGAGAAAGCGGCGCCGAACTCAGTTCGCTATTGAACCGGCAGCGGGCAGACCACGACTCCGGAGGCATCGGGGAGTGGCGCGCGGAGCGTAAGGCCGGGCTTATTTCGTTCTGTCAGGCGAAAGGGTGGAACCCGGAAGCCCTTTCTCCACAAGTCGCCTGGACGATCCACGAACTTGAAACGGATTATCCGGCGCTTAACGCAAAACTTAAAGCGGGCGGCGACATCCCGGCCTTGACGGCAGAGTTCTGTTGGACTTATGAAAGACCGAACAAGACGATCGGCGCGGCCAGCTTGAATAAAATCCGCATCCCCGCTGCCGAAGCTGTCTTTATGGCGAGCGATCACGCGGCGCTGAGGACGCCCGCAACACAAAAGAATATCCATAACATCACGGCGAAGCGGACGCTGGAGACACATAACGGGAATGCTGGGCTGGGGGTTGTGTCCGCAGGCGCTCTATGGCTGATACACGAACTGACACATATGCCGCTGCCAATCACAATGACTTTGGCAGGGATTGCAGGGATGACGGTTGTTTATTCGCTCGTTGCGGCGCAAAGAACAGCGCTATCGATTGTTCCGGCGGCTATTCCTGAGGCGCCTGCCCAAGAGCCTGTACGTCCTAAGGACACTCCGCTCACAATGGCCGACATTCCAATGCTGGTTAGTACGCTGGCACCTTTATTGGCTGCCGACCTATCGGCGGAACTGGCTTCTACTATGGCTCCTATTCATAAGGATGAAACACATGGCTGAATTTTGGAGTTTACTAGGCTGGCCTATGACGTTCGCGGCAGGCGTCGCGGCGTTATATTACACGATCATTAAACCCAAGATGATCGTGTACTCACAGACAATCGGAAAAGCGGAGACCGTTGCTGCTGCCCCCGCAGGGTGGTCTACCTTCCTGGCGAAACTGGATGGCTGGCATACACAAATCCTGGCGGCGATTGCGGGCGGCGTCCAGGTTATCTCTCTAACGTTACAAAACCTGGACGCGGATACCATAAAAGAATGGCAGGCATTGCCGTGGGCTTCCGTGTTCGACCAGGCGCTCGCCAATAAAATATCGCTGTTCTGTACGTTCCTGATCCCGGTCACGCACGTTATAGCGATCAGCACGGCAGCGAAGACAACTCCGAAGGCTTGATATGTTCGCTTGGCTCGGTTCTCTGTTAGGCGGTCTCGTGAGCGGTGTTATACAGCCGCTCTTTACCTATTTGGGTAATGCGCAGAACATTAGTCTCGCCGAGTACCAAGCACAGACCGCCGAGCAGCAAGCGGCATATCTGGCTTATCTGAATGCGACGGCGACGGCGAACGCGTTAAAGGCGCAGCAAGAGAACTCCCCCTTCGGGATTATTACTTTTTCCGCAGGGTTCTTTGCGCTGATCTACTTTATCTCGATCGTGCTCGACAGCATGTTTCATTTCCATTGGAACATCGCTAAACTTCCTGCGCCATGGGATCAGTATATCTGGGTGATCTTACAAAGCTTTGTTATTATCACCCCGACCATGCCGCTGATTTCGTCGGCATCGGCATGGCTAAAAGCAAAGGCGGCGAAATGAATAGGCTGGAATTAGACTTATCTATACTGGATAATATCAGGAAACTTAACGCAAAAATGGGGACTATCATGGCACAAGTATCAGATGTTACTGCGGCGCTCGCAACATTGAACACGACCATAACGGGCTTTACACAAACGATCACGACAACCATTGCCGATTTGAAGACCGAAATTGCGGAAGCCGCAGCCGCGACGGCGGCCTCGGATGCGTCTGCGCTCGACGGGGTTGTCGCTTCTATCAATGCCGCAAACTCCACGCTCGCATCTGCGCAACAAGCATTGATGACAGAGCTGGCGACAATCCCTGCGGCAGCTTCGACCACCACCTCAGTAACACCGGTGGAACCCGCTGCATAATACTTGACAATACAGTAATAATAGGTTGATGTTTTATAGCGCGTAGTCCACGTTACGGACCACTCGTATGCTACCGCGTCAAGGGGCTGCGCCGACCACGTTACGGTCTAAGGAGATGATATGCAAGACGATTTCGATATGCCGCCGGAAGACCCTGAAATCCTTCTTCCCGATGCTGAAGAGGCTGACCCGGAAGATGACGAGGATATTCTCGACCCTGCTGGGGAAGAGGAAGGTGGAGAGGAAGACGGCGAACCTCTGCTTGAGGCGCGCGAGGAGCGCAAAGGGCGCTCAGCAAGTGAGCGTGTCCGGGAGAGCGTAGCACGCGCCAAGGCGGCGGAAGAGAAAGCCGAACGGCTTCAAACTGAGCTTATGGAGATGTTGCGCGGGCAGCGGCAGGCACCGGCCCAGCAACATGAGAGTCCTCAAGTCCGGGCCGAACGTCTCAGCTTGATGACGCCGGACGAAAAGATCGAGTTTCTGCTCAATGAGCAGAAGGCTGATTTCAATATGCGGTTGCAGCAGATTGCGCTGCAACAGGAGATTTCGAAAGATGAACGGCAGTTCAACCGGCTTCTGGCAGAGCGTCCTGAGTTTAAAAAGTATGCTGACCAAGTCGAGAAGCGGTTTGATGACTTTGTGCGCAAAGGCAATCCGCAGTCTCGAGAAAGCTTACTCAAACAAATTCTCGGCGACTTGGTTTTGACCAAGGGGGCGGCAGCTTTGAAGGCTGCCAAAGCTCGTGGAGAAGAAAACGTCCGGCGGCAACAGACACGGCCGTCGAACGCACGTAGCAACGTGTCAAGTAACACAGGCACCCGCGACCCGGTAGCGGCAGCGGAAGCCAGACTCAGAGCAATGGCGGAGCGAGGTGAATATCTTTGATACACTTCCTGCCGCGTAACATGGAGTAGACTGTGGCAACCACCACCTATGCCCCGTCAGTCGCGGCTGACATTAGTACTTACCTCGCTAAAGACCTCCTGCCCCTTACAATCAAGGAGCTGGTCGCATATGACTTTGCCGACAAGATGACCTTGCCGAAAGGGCGCGGCACGACGCTCACGATGTCCCGCTGGGCACGTGTCGCGACGCCTATTGCCCCTACGGCAGAAGGTGTCCCGCCTATCGCGGTGCCTCTGGTTGTCTCTCAAGCGACAGTGACCGTCCAGCAATGGACAGGTCTTATTACCCTGACCGACGTTGTGCAGCTCACCATCTTCCATGATGTGTTCGGCATTGCCAAAGAACGCATCTCGATGATGGCCGCCGAGACCATGGAGCGCAACGTCTTCGCGACGCTCGCCGGGTTTACGCAAGTCAACTATGTGAACTCTCGCGGCGCGCGCGGCAACTTGCTTGCTTCCGATGTCATGAATACCCAGGAGATTTTGCGCGCAGCGCAGATGCTCAAGACGCTCGGGGCGCCGCGGTTCAAAGGCCCTGATGCGACAAGCGGCAAGGGAAGCGACTATAGAGTCAAAGCATCCGGAAAAGACCCGGCGACTTATGCGGTTCAGAAGCCATCAGGTATGCCGCACTATGTGGCTCTTGTGCATCCATTGGCTTCTGGCGACTTGCAAGCAAACCCGAACGTTCAGCTTGCCTCGGCCTATTCCGACATCAATCGGCTTTATAATGGCGAGTTCGGGCAATGGTCCGGTATCCGGTTCGTTGAGTCGAACATGGTGCCGACATGGACCGGTCAAGCGGCTCCGACGACTTCCGCACCATATTCACTGACCGCTAACGCAAGCGGCGGCACGCTGGCGGCGGGCAACTATCAGTTGATTATTACCGCTTCCGATACGCTGTTCCAGTATGAGTCGATCATTACGCAGCAATCCGGTAACATCACAACATCCGGTTCATCGGGCTCTATCTCGGTTACTTTACCGGCTTTGTCTGGCTACACATACTCTGTCTATCTGTCTCAGCCTGGCAGCACGAGTGTTGTCAACCTCGGCACCTGTGTAGCAGGACCGACACAGGGCTCTTTGCAAGGACAAGCGACCTACCTTACCCCTGGGCAGACGGTGGTCATTACCGGGCTAGGCGTCTCGCGTGTTCCGCCCGCCGCCCCAGCAACGGGTATCACGGTTTACCCGACTTATGTTTTTGGCAAGGGCTCCTACGCGGTTGTTACACTTGACGAGCTTAAGGTCGAGTATCTTGACAAGCCGGAAAAGATCGATCCTGCGAACCAGCTTCGCATGGTCAGCTTCAAATACTACAATGGCTGTTTCATCAAGAACAATGCCTTTGCGATGCGCATCGAGTCGGCGAGCCAGTTCTCAATGACCTTCGGTTAATAGGAGCTGAGTGATGGCTACCACGACACAAATTTCGGCGGGTGGCACATCCACCACGACGGTCCTAAAGAAACTTCCTTGGGTCCCCTCGGCGTTCTCGCCGGGGGCAACCTCCGGCAATCAATGGCCTGCCGATCTGGCGCAGATGATGGCCTATGCGGACGTAAATAACAAAGCACAGACGACTGACTTCACGCAGCAAGTCACGACAGGGCAACTAGGTATCTATACCGCAGGGTCGCTGACAATCGACCCGCAGCCGCGTCTTTCTAACGGCGTGCTCTATTACGAAGGCCGGGGGCAGATCAAAATGCAGCCCGGTGATTTTCTCTATGTCGACCCAACAACCGGATGGCCTATCGTCATTCCGGCATTTGTCAAAGCAGGCGGGAGTTTTATCTGATGGCTAAAAAACCAATAATGCCTATGAAGGGCGAGAAAGAAGAGATGCCCCCCAAGAAGATGATGGGCAAGGGCAAAGGTAAGAAGATGGTCAAGAAGGGGAAGTAAATTGCCGAAGGGAATTAACGTCAACAAACCGCGCGTGCCTGTTAAGCATCTCGATCTTTTGACCGACGAGACGAAACAGAAAATCCGCGACGAAGCCAAACTGCAAGTCGAAAAGGAACAACGTGAAACGGCGGCGAAAGCCTATCTGGAAGAGTGCAAAGAGGCCGAGCGCTCTTTTACCGAGCCGGAATTACAGGATACCTTGGTCACGATTGATGTGCCAGGTTTCACGCAATATTGTATGGTTGATGGGCGTATGCTTGCGCAAGGCGAGAAGCGTGTTATGACAAAGGCCCAAGCACAATCGCTTTGGGAAGTTATGCAGGACGCTTGGCGGCATGAAAAGTCGAACGGCTGCCCGCATAACAAAGAGTATATGGCACCGCGTCAAGACAGCATGTCGGCGGGCGGCGCCATTGGTGGCAACACAGGATCATCGTTCGGTCATGTGGCCCGGTTCTAGGATCAGACTTAAGAGGGATGTTATGTCAGAAGTCCATATTCCAGAGAGGACGGCTCCTAAAGAGTTGCCTCTCGTAATCTCGTTCACACGTCCTATCGGTGATGGCGGCAGCATTCAGCTTCAAACCAACGTGGTGCAGACGGTGCCTCAGGATGAACTGAATGCGCTCATTGATAAGCTGCATCATGCCGGGCGGCGGATCGCGGCGCACGCGGCGCTCGAGGCAGCGCACAATCATTTGGACCAGGTGAATGCGAGCGAGGCCGCAAACATGGCACAAGTCCAAACCTTGAATGCGTTGCCGGAGCAGCAGGCAAGACTGACCGAGAACAAGAACAAACTGTCTGCGGCGAGCCAAGAGATCGTCCAGGCCAGTGCAATCCGGGAAAAGATTTTGCATCGCATTGAAATGCTGTCGCACGAACTAGATTAAGGGACAGACGCCTTGGCTTTGACAGCACAACAGATCGTTACGCTTGCGTGCCAAAAAGCCAAGGTTCCCGGCATGATCACGATGGCCGGGCAAATTCTCAACTCTATCCTGCTTGAGCTGGCGCAAGAGTACGACCTGGCTTGCAACCTATGGACGGTGGAGCTGGTCATATCGCCAAGCGGCGCGGGGCTCTATGGGGCAGGGCCTTATTCTTTACCAGCCAATTATCTTCGCATGGCGGTGGACGAACTGACTTATGTCGTGGACTCGATCCCTTATCGCATGACGCAGCTCACACTTGCGCAGATGGACATTCAGATCAATGTCGCGGGGGATGCGAGCTACCCTAACCGGTTCGCGACGGATGTCTCTGTCAATAACACGACGCCGCTGCTCTATGTTTACCCGCCGCCTTTGTTTAATATCACACTACAATTGCGCTATTATGGTACGCAGCCTGACATAACCACGCCAGAGACATCGGGTACGATACCCTGGTTCCCTTGCCAGAATTACCTTAACGCGCGGTTGCTGGGGGAGCTATATAGCATCAACTCCAAGATCGAGCTGGCGTCTCAATACCTCGGGGATGGGCCGCTTGGCGCGGCCGGTATCCTGCGCAGATGGCTTCAGTTGCAGGGCGACAAAGAGATGACGGGCGATAGTGTTATTCTAGACGAGCGCTATTTCTCTGCCGGTGGTCAGAGTTTCCCGCCCAGTAAAATAACGGGGGGCATTTGATACCTCCTCAGTCAGGCCGGTCTATTATGCATATTACGCCGCACTCTTGTGCGGATAATTTTTATTCGGAGATCGACGGCAACCCGTCATGGATGGCACAACTCAGTAATCTAGTGCCGTCCGTATCATCTATCGACGAATGGGTGCCGCGTCCTGCGGCAACTCTGTTTGCGAACTCCAACACAAAGTCGCCGGGATTTGTGTCGTGTTTCACGATTGTCGGCACGCGTGTCTATGGGCTGATCTCTGACAACAACGGGACGCCTGGCTATGACCAGCCCTTCTGTTACGATCTGCTTGGCAGCGCATTTCTTACAATCACAGGGATAACGATCAATAACCTGCCGGTCAGTCCGCCGACGACGGGCGCATGGCAGCCGCCGCACGCTGAGCTTGTAGGCGTCTATGTCATCCTGACGAGCACGGGGTATTCAGGCACAGGCTCCAATTATTTTGGCGCGATCAATATCGCGAACCCTTCGAGCTTGTCTTATAATTCTTATCAGCTCAACGTAGGCACAGGCGGCATTGTCCTGCCATCCACCCCGATATGGTGCAGCCAGTTCAATGGCCGGGCCTATTTTCTCTGCAACCCAACGACGGCCCAGCCAGCCGCCATCTTCACAGACGCCAATAACCCGCTGGGATTTTATGCTGGTACTACGGCGCTCTATGCAAACGCGCTTACGTTCGGCGGTAATTTCCAGCTCACTTGTTCCGGCACGGTCGCTTATACGAACCAGCTCGGCGGGCAGACGCAATCCCTGATCGTGTTCCAGGGCGCGAACAATATGCAGCAAATCACGGGCGATCCTTCCGCTACGATCTCAATCTCCACTACCTCCACAACAACCACGACGACGACCAATCCGGCGGCCTCCGGAGGGCTTGCAATCAATTCTCTGAACGTCGCGACCGGCACGCTAGCGCCGAACACGATCTGCCGGACTCCGCACGGGCTCGCCTTTGTCGCACCTGATGGGCTGCGGATCATTGACTTCTCAGGACGCGTCGGGGACCCCATAGGCTATGGGGGGCAGGGCATTTGCCTGCCGTTCTTTGCTTCGACGACGCCAAGCCGGATGGCCGCCGCCTGTAATGCTACGACCTTACGGATAAGCACAATAAACGGCGCTGTTAAAAACACCCCTCAGCAAGAATGGTGCTATGACATTGTGCGTAAAATATGGCATGGGCCACACACGTTCCCCGTATCATTGATCTGTGCATACGCATCCTCGTTCGTCTGCACGCAGATCGGCGTGCTTGGGCTGTTTTCGTCAGACATCGTGCCGAACTCTGCCAGCTCTTACACGGAAAACGGGGCGGCGATGACTTGCACCTGGCAGTCAGGGTACTGCCCTGACAGGCCCAGCATATCGCAGTTGTCTTCTACCAGGGCCGTGTTCTACTCAGGATATGGGGCTGGTAACACAGTGCTGAACATATCGGCCATAGACGTTAATAACAATATCTTGACCGGCGGCTTTGTCTCATTGTCCTTTGCAGCGTCCGTTACGAATTGGGGGCAGTTTGCCTGGGGGCACGCGATATGGCTAGGGTCTGCGGCAGCCATATCAGCCGCGCAGGTCGATTGGACTGCGCCGCTTGTCTTTGATAGGGTGGCAATTCAAATATCCACGACAGCCTCCGCAGGGCTGATACTCGGAGATTTCATGATGGAGATCGAGGAGGAGGATTACACGGTGCTATCGACATGAGAAGAACATCCTTCATAGCCGCGGCTATTATGATCTCCTCGGCTGCGCTAGGACAGTGGTTCCCCACACCGCTGCCATACACGATCACTAATTCCCTGACTGTCGATCCCAATTCACATACAGAAGTTAATGCTAATTTCGCCTCTCTCATTTCTCAAGGTAATGCCGGGCAAGCTACGCTGCTTGCCTCAATAACAAGTCTAGGTCCTATAGGTCTGCCTGCCGGGGCTGTTGTCTTCTGCTATCCAAGTCATGGAGTGTGCCCGGCGGACGGATGCCCTACGGGATATCAAGTCGCGGACGGCACGAACGGCACCGCAGATACGCGAGGAGTTTATATAAGGGGGCTTGATACTGGCGGCACGGTCGATCCAGGCCGGTCATTGGCGTCCTATCAAGGCGACACTTTTCAGCAGCACACACATGGTGCCATGGTCGTGTTTTCAACTATTACGAGTTATTCATCCCAAATGACATCCGCCGCCCCGAACGGGCAGATTATCGATGCAGAGTCGGCCACCGCTTCGCCGGACACGACAGGCAGCATAACCAGCGGCGTCGCAGGTAACACTGAGACACGCCCGCGGACAGCGGTCCTGGTAGCATGTGAGGTGTTATGATCGTACTCAGACTCATTGCTTTGATAGGTCTGGCCGCGCTATCGTGGTACGTGTCGAGGCTTTATTCCGGGGCGGCCGTATCACCGGCCGAAGCGCAGGTAGTATATTACTCTTCACCGCCTTACACGCTTGCGAACGGGACTACCGCTGACGCAACACAGGTCATGGCTAATTACAACCGTATTATATCAGATGGTAATACGGCTTATACCGCATTCCTTGCTGAGATTGCCGCCATCGGCGGCGTGGCTACGCCATCCGGCGCGGTGGTCCCGTTTAATTTATCGGCTTGCCCTGCAGGATGGATACCTTCCAACGGCTCGAGCGGCACGAATGATTTGCGCGGCTATTTCGTTGCGGAAAGTGTCGGGGACGTTTCTTATGGCACAGTCGCGCAAGATCAGCTCATCGACCATCAGCATCAAATATCAGGGAACTTCTTGGTGGGTAACGGGGCGAGTGCCAATTTCAGCAACTCGACTCCTCAAGAATATATCCCAAACGCTCCGTATAACATCGTAGGGGTAGGCAGTGCGGACAGTGGAAACTCCGGGTCTGAAACCAGGCCAAAGAACGTGGCTCTTTTATATTGTCAGAAAACATGATTAGGACTTTAATAGCCGCCTTAATGTTTGCAGGAAGCTGTCAGGCACAGACCTTTTCTTCGGTACCTTTCACGTTTACTTATGGAACACAGGCCAACGCTTCTCAGGTGCAAGCTAATTTTCAGTCTATTGTGAACAACGGAAACGCCGTGGCTAACGCCATACAGGCTCAAATCGCAGGTGTCACACCGCCGCCGTCAGGCGTCGAAATGTTTTTCAATCTGTCGTCATGCCCGTCTGGCTGGAACCAGCTTTTCTATGGCACAGGCGTGTTCTTGCGCGGTTACGACGCTGGGCGGGGGCTTGATACGACGGGCACGCCCATAAGCGGAGCCGAGTCCGCGGCGTTGCAAGATCATACGCACACGACTTCCCCTACCATCACCGCGACAAGCACCATAGGCGCTCAGTTTTATGGGGGCAGCGGATCGGTAAATCGCGGATATATTACACAGTCTTCGACGAGCAACCCCACAACGGGATCTGTTAGCGGGGCAAACATTGGCTCGACAGTAATACCAAAAACAGTATATCTTATACACTGCTATAAGACGTGAGGGATCTATGGCTTCTATAAGTCAAAGCTATTCAGGCACAATCCTGCCGGGGTCTACGACATTAGGCGGGACTCCTCTCGGCACTACGACAAGTAATCCTTTTGCTTTTGCCCCCACAGGAGTGCTGGGCGGGACGGGAGCTTTTAATAGCACGGCGCCCACACAACAAGCGTCCACAGATCAAAGTGTCTTGAATGGCGCGCTAGGAGCGGCTGGTAATTTACAGGGGCAAGGCGCGGGGGCTCTCGCCGCTTCGCAAGCGGGCGC